CATCGGTTGTAGGAACTTTATTTCCTTTTGATATAGCCTTCTGAACTATTGTTTTAGTTATTTCTGCAAATTGAGTAACATTATCGGTTGAATTTAAAATACTCTCAGGTGAATTTGCATTGAGAGAGTTATCACCTATAGCGAATACTTTTGCAATAGAACCAAACTTAGAAGGCATTGATAATGCTCTAATTTGATAATCTTTTGCAGTTACTGCTCTATTTTGTGATGCAAAGTTTGCCAACGCGGCTTCTCTTATTTCATCTATGTTTTCCAATCCTCTACCACCTTTAGCAGGTATTTCATTTTCTACCGCTATTGAGCTTTTAACATAATTGTAAACAGAATCATCTAATTCCAAATTATTAATCAAATCATCATCAAACGAAATTGATTGTATCGTTGTTAAATCACTTTGAGGTACATTTGAAGAAACTCCTCCACCCGTTAAATAAATTATATTTAATATAGTTCCCGCACTAGGAGATTGTCCGTATGTTTTTGTTTTAAGAAAATTCGTAGGGTCATAAGATTCTGCCATTCTGTCTATAGAATTATTCAATCCAAGCCCAACATTCTTAATATTAGGTATAAGTAACTCATCTGATAATGAACTATCCCCTCCACCAAAATGAATTGAAGTAGTGAAATCATCATTTACCTTTGTTACAAATCTTCTACTAGTTTTCAGTAATTTCAAAAGATACGGAACTGTATCTTTAAATTGATACAAATCTGGGTCGTTTTGTTCTACATTTGGGTAATCTATATAAATCGTTTCTTGTGCCAAATATGGAACTTCATACCACTTATTTCCGTTATCATCGGTTACAGATTCTATTGTAATGATATTAGTTTCATCTAATTTTATAGATTGAAATGATTCAGTTGAACCGATAACACGAGTAATTGTCTGTGCATTTGCAGATATTGCTTGTATTTTCTTTTTTATTAAATAATAATCAGGAAGCTTAGTACTCTCATCTATACTATATACACTTATATCTCTATCAGTTGGGTCATTAAAATCCAATGCTTCAGTTGTTCTGAACGTTATATCAGAGTTTGCAGTAGATGATACACTAAATCCTTGTTGTATTCTTACTAAATATCTAGTATCTAATTCACCAACACTATCCGCTTTACATAACTGATAAACTGATAGTGTAGTTACTGCCGGAGAGGTTGATTTTGGTTTATATCCTAAAAGATTTGCCAAAGCAAATACATTTCTTTCTTCCGCAGCATATTGAATTAAACTCTCTCTTAATGATGAATCGGTATAATAACTCAACACATCTCCTATATAGGAAGCCATTTCAATGAACATCATACCAGGTGATGTTTCATTAAAATCATTATATGTGTTAGGGAAATAGGTTTTAGAATATTCTATAAGATTATCTCTAAATGAGGTAAAATCTTTAGAAAGGTAGGAAATATCCCTACTATTTCTTCCTATTTTTTTATTTGTTATTTTGAACGCCATTATTATCCAACATTAAATGTTACTGTCTCCAGGGTTTGTTGTCCTGAAATTTGATATTTCAATGAAACCGCAAAGATATTTCTATCAATGTTTGTATTATTTTGGTCTACAAATATTTCAACAATATTAATATAAGGCATCCAAATTGATATAGCATCTTCAATACTATCCTGTATGCTTTGTTCCAAATCATCTGTGTTTTGACTAAACAATACATCATATAAATTTGTACCAAAATCAGGCTGCATCAATCTTTCCCCTTTACTAGTTAATATCAAATTTTTAATATTTGATTTAACTTGGTCTTTAGTTTGAAATGATTGAGAAAAATATCCATTTGAACCCCTTTGAAGTGGAAGAGTTATTCCTATTGCAACTCTTTCGTTTTCAATAAGGTCTAAGGTATTTTTTCTATCAATTACAATTGCCATAGTTTATTATCTATTCTTATCTTTACTCGCCGCCAAAACCTTAGCACTTCTTGCTATCGCTTTATCTAATATATCGTTTCCGGTACTAATTGGAGCAGATGTGTTAACATATTGCTGTTGCATACCGATTTGTGGATTACCATATCCAATCATATCCGGAGTAATAGTACCATACTCCCCATCTGTTCTAGAAAAATTAGGTCTAATAGAGGTTTCATTTAAAACCTGATTTAACAGAGGATTACTAGAGTATTGTTTATCTTCTCTATCTCTGCTTAAGATTTTGTTAGCTAAATCGAACGGGTCAGCACTTTCCTCTACTAATGATTTAAGAGAAGATTGTTGTTTAACCGGTTGTATTCTTTTAACCTCAGCTAATACCTCTTTTCTTATTTCTTCTTTAATAAGAGAAATTTCCTTTTTTACTTCCTCCTGAACGATTATTTGAATTGCTTTAAATAGTTTGTTCGTGTCCATACATTGTTTATTGTTTATATAAATATTTAGTTTTATGATTTGGTAAAATACATTGCATCGAAGTTATAACCAGCATCCGCTTCACCTCCAGCTAACATCCTTCCAACTGTATATGTTTTATCCGACCTAACCGATTTTTGACTACCACAATCCCTTACAATTATCTCTCCACCTGCATTTCCAACTTTCTTAGTTATACCAACCATTATCACAAAATGGCCTCTAGGTCTCCTAGATGTACCCGATACTCTGATAATCATCGGTGCTTTTATAGCTCTTAATAAAGTTTTATATCCCTCATATACATCTGTTTGGCTAGTTTTTGTGTTGATATTTTTCTGGCTTCTGGTAAATTTACCACCCAATAGCTTAGGTGCATCTGCAAAAAATACTCCAGAACTAAAATTGTTACCTGACATATATTTTCCTTTTGCAACATTTTTATCTGAATATTGATACCCACCTTTAAAATCTATGAATGTTGATTCATTAACCACATCAACTCCATTCTTATCCTTTATTTTATACTTTTTAAGTAAATTAGATAAACTGGTAACCAAACAAGCCCAATTGGTTTTTTGAGCAGCAAAACCTACATCCTGTCCATAATATACATCTATATCTTCTTTTTGGAATTCCTGACCCTTACTTTCGGGCAATCTTTCATTGTACTCTTTTTCCGCCTTTGTATCGTTTTTATTTAGTTTACCACCATGATACTCCTTTGCAGTTGGTTCGGTTGTGACAACCGATTCATCAACATCTGGCTCTGTAGTTTCTCTCGGAGATTGCTCTAATATATCATTTACTGCCGGTGATGTTTCTGCTCTTTCCACTTCAAACCCAGCCCATGGTACTAACCCATCCATAATAGTTTGAGTAGGAGGTGCTCCATATAATGCCTTAACATTCACAACTCCACTAACAGTTAATAAATGTTTTGTCGCAGCATTTATCAGTTTATCAAGAAATGGTTCAATTTGATTTAAACCATCCATATCATATATCTGTGGAACAGGTACTCCAGGATTCGTTACAATTACACTTGTTACAGATATATTCTGAACTGCTCCCACGGCAGGAATAGGTGGTAGATTTGTTTTTTTCAAAGTTGCACCCGTCCAATATTGTATAAATCCAGTTACGAACATATTAATTATCGGAAGCTGAACTACACTAGTCGATTGTTGGGTAAGTACGGTTACTAACCAAGCTTTCATAGCTTCGGTATTACCCTTATCTACGGAATTTCTAAAACTCCTATCACCAGCTGAAAGAGATGTTACCGCTTTATTATATGAGTTTGTTATACCTTCGGCAACGGTATCAATGTCAGGTGGTCCTGAACTCATTAACGACAATACCTCATTTTTAAAAATTTGCCAACTCATATTAAGCTACATTTACTCTCTTAGATTTGATAGTTACTAACTTTTTCTGAATAGCTTTCAAAGCATTAAGATTTGCAGGGTTCATTCCACTTGTAGGTCCTGCTGGTGTTAATAATCCCCCTGCTTGTAGATTTATGATTTCCGTAATTATTTCTATTAGAATATTTTCTAATGCATTACCCAATACGGCAGGTTGTATATTTTTATCTCCTAAATTTATAGTCCCACCATCCCCTATGTAAAGTGTAGTTTTTTTATCAACCGCACCAATATCAATATCTCCTTTTGATTCTATTGTTATTCCTAAATTAGTATCAACCGAAAACACCCCATCCGTTACAATTGCATAATTTCCTTTTGAAAAGAAGATTGTTTCTGCGGTTCTGGTAGAAAATAATAATCTATCAGATGTAATTATTATTTGATTTCCTTTTAACTCAGATGGGTATTCTTCAAGCGATTCTTTCTTATTAGTTATATAGGATGGACTGAATTTAGATACATAATCACCACTTGTCATCGCAATCGTAGAACCATCTTTATTGATGTTTTCTTCAATCTCCTTATTCAGGTCTACCGAAGAAAATTCAGGTGACTCACTATTTCTTATTATAATAGTAGGGCTAATTGATTTTTTATCATTATTGAATGCACTAAATCGTATAGATTGTCCAAATCTACTTTGAATTAAATGGTCTCCCTCATATAATTTTAATCTTCTGCTTTTTCCAATTTTAAAATACTCCCCTAATTTTTTCTTAACATCTTTACCAGAGTTAGTTTGTTGAAAATCTGTTTTATAATCCTTTATACTTATACTAGGATTTACTTTTGCAGCATTATCATTTGCGGAAGTTTCTGTCTCACCATCCGATGAAGAAAATAAATTTGAATTAAAATTAAATCTTCTATAATAAGGAACTCCTGATTGAGTTACAACTTCAACTAATTCCGTAACGAGAGGAATTCCGTAAAAATTCTCATCTAACGGTCGTATAATAGTATCAACACTTCTACCAGGACCGCTACCCTGAACCATTATTGAACCAGGAATAATAGGTCTACCTGTATCATCTTTATCAAATACAAGAAAAACCTCCGTAACCTGCGCAATATATGCACCCGCTTTATTTGTGGATATATTACCAGATGTACTTACGTTATAACCACCTCCGGTGGCTAAATGGTCATTTGCCATTATTTTTTAGTTTGTTCAAGTTTCCTTTGGATTTCTTCCAATTCATATTCAATATCATCTACTTTATCCATAGTTTTTGCTTGAACATCTTTTGAAATCTTCTCCAATTCACCCAGTAACTCTTCCTTTTCTTTGTCGGATAATAATCCTCCATCGTTAGTTCCTTTATATTCCATTGCAACGAATCGTTGTCCAATTGTTGCTAATCTAATCAGTATATCATCATTCTCTACCGAGAACTTAACCAAATCTTTGATAACCGGCCCTATTGCAGCAATATCCCCCGCATGTCTGATTTGTTTTTTAAATTCCTCAATCAAATCACTTATTTTTTGTTTTTTTGAATGTTGGTTGGAATATATCTCACCGAATAAGTCAGATAACTTTTTTTCCCCAAACATTACAAAATCTGTAGATTGTTGTTTTGCCATATCAATAAATACCTTATTAAATAATTTTTTGTGTATTGATGAATCTACATAACTCATCTGATAATAATATATATCCTTCTAAATTAGGATGCTGTGTTCCTCTTGTATCCCATCGCTCTGTGTGTTCCCATAAATCTACTCTATTAAACTCATTTAGATACCCTCTAGCGGTTTGTTTTTTGAATTGCCAATAAACTCTACCATCTATCAAATCCGTTCTATCGTAGTGAGGCAAAACACCCATAAACATATCTTCTATACCATCTATAAACATATGTTTAATTTTATAATGTTTAAAAAATTCTTGTAGGAATATAATATAGTTTTGATTAACTATACTATAATAATTTTCGTTATATAGATTAGTTAAATAGAATTTTTTATAATCTTCCATAAAGAAATCATAATATCTATTTTGTGTTTGGGTAGATGTGAAGAATCTATCAGGTGTTTCCATAAGATGTTTAGTACTCCAACTTAACCATTCTCCTTTTGGGCCTTTTGGAAAAAATGGTAGGTAATCTCTAAGTGATGAAGACCACATAACAATAACAAAATCGTTTTTTGTAGTCTCTCCACTTTTTATATCATCTACTATTTGGTTGAATATAACATTATTGGGGTTACCACTTATCCCGTTATTTTGATAAGGTAACCCCAATTTATCACTTAGGTGTTTAACCCAACTATTTTCTTTTTGATAGATTATCTTTTCGTGTTTAGAGAGGGTATCCTCAATTTCTCGATTACATCCCTCTCCAACTGTCCAACTATCTCCGTATGCAACTATTCGTTTCATTTCTTAGTTATAACATAATCCTCTAATACCAACATATCTAATCCAATATCCAAAAATGTATCTATTGCCGTTTTTGGGTCTCTAATCATTGTTTGGTCTTTAATATTGAATGATGTGTTAAGAACTATAGGGTATTCGTTTTGCTTTTCCAACTCTGTGAGTAAATCATAAATTCTTACACATTGTTCTCTATCTAAAGTTTGTATTCTAGCAGTTCCATCAACGTGAGTAATCGCAGGTAACATATCTCTATATTCTTTTTTAACACCTACTATTTGATTCATATATGGAACTGATTTATCCCATTCAAAATACTTAGAAACATCTTCCAACTTTACAATTGGTGCAAATGGTCTAAATCCTTCTCTCTTTTTTACTATCCTATTTATTCTACTTTTTATTTCCCCATTTGTAGGGTCAGCCAAAATAGAACGATGCCCAAGGGCTCTAGCACCAAATTCCAATCTACCTTCGAACCAAGCCACAACTTCACCATTTGATATTGCGTTTGCAACAACTGAAATAATTTCATCATCAGATAATTTATTATATATTAATTTTTTATTATAATTTTGTAATTCCTTTTTGATAATATCTGTAGGATATTTTGGACCTAAATAAGGATTTGTATTATCAACTCTATGTGGATGAGTATTATTATAATATGATATTAAACACGCTCCAATAGATGAACCTGCATCAGATGGCGCGTTTGGTATCCATACATTTTTAAATCCTGTCTTCTTTGAAATCTTTCCGTTAGCAGTTCCGTTGTATGCACATCCTCCCCCTAATACTAAATTATCACATTTAGTTCTGCGATGCAAATCTTTTAATAAACGAAAAAAGTACATCTCATAAATGAATTGCACGGTAGCTGCTAAATCTTTATGTTCTTGAGTTATTTTTTCTTCCGGCAAACGAGGTAGAATACCCAAATGATTTGCTAATTCCGAAGTGAACATCACTTCATCACTTTTATCATATTGAAACATTTTCATATTAAGAGTATAACCACCTTTCTTAGAAGGAAAAATTATTTCTCTAAATTTGTGCGAAAATGTTTTGGGGTTACCGTATGGAGCTAAACCCATTACTTTATACTCACCTTCATTAGGTTTGAATCCTAAGAAGGCGGTAAACGTAGAATATAACATACCCAACGAATGTGGAAATTTTGTAGCCTCTAATGTTTCCCAACTATTTCCATTTCCATGCGCTAAAACAGTGGTATCCCATTCTCCAACTCCATCAATACTTAATATTGCCGATTCTCTATATGGAGAGGTTAAATACGAATATCCAATATGTGAATTGTGGTGTGATGTAAATTTAATTTGGGCTTTGGAAAACATCCATTTCAATTTTTTCCTTAATTCGTTATATTGACTAACTCCTTTAAATGCGAATTTAAAAGCATCTACTATTTGTAGGTTTTTTAAACAGGTGGTTACTATTCTGTGTGTTTTTATTAATGGTTTTTCATAAAAACAAACCTCTTCAATATCTTCAAAACTAAATCCTGATTCTTCAATAATCCATTTGATTGATTTTTCTGGAAATGAACTATCATGCTTTATCCCACTAAATCTTTCTTCTTCTACTGCTAAGACCACCTTACCATCCTTAACTAAGGATACCGATGAATCATGATAATAACAGCTTATTCCTAATTGTATCATTTATAAAATATGTCTTCTTCTATAGTGATATCTCCTGTGTTAAGGTATTCTTCTAATATCGCATCCTGATGAGTTTTCATAGTAGATATCACTTTTGTTATGTAATGTGTTTTATGACCTGTCATTTCTCTTATTAACAGGTATAAACTTTTTTTGTTAAAATTTTCAATGTAATCAACTCTCCTAAATAATTCTAATATAGCATCCGCAATTTGAATATCTCTTTTCTTATCAAATACCACATTCAATCTTACATCCCAATATGATAACATAAGAGTTCTAAATTCAATGTGGTTATCAGCGGTTTCCATTGCCATTGTATCCTCCGATGGATTCCAACTCTCAGGCATTGCTGACATCAATTCATTTTGTTTATATCGCTTATAGTTTGAATTATTTAAAAGTATTAAATGATTTAATGCCATTCTAGTAAAGTAAGAGAACGCTTTACCTTTACCCTCCTGAAACATATGGATTTTATAAATCATCTGAGATACTACTTCTCTTTTTACATCTGAATGCCCATCATCGAAGTATGAGAATTTATAAGTATTAAGTACGTTCTCTGCTATTTTTTCAAATGGATACTTAATTTTCTCCGTATATAATACATTTCTCTCTCTAAGATTATCCGATTTATTGTATGCAATTATCGCTTCTTCCGTTTCGAGAGTGAAATACATTTTACTCTTCGGTGTTTTTGGTTTTCTCGGCATTTTATTCTATAATATTTTTAAATTCTTCTATCTCAGTTTTGATTTCATCAAACGTAACTCCTACCTCATCATCTTTTTCAAATATTTGCTTTGCATCAATATCTCTAATATTCTGCAATAGTTGATAATACGCATCTCTTCTATCTAATATAAATTGTTCATATACTTCTATTTTATCTAAAGCAGTTTTTAGTGTATAAAACAATACACCAATTATTACAATTAACACCGTTATCAACATGTATTCCATAATTTTTTATTTTAAGCTTCTCCAGGTTCTCCGAAATGCATCATAAACGGAGAATCATCTTTTTTCTTTTTTTTATGAATTTTTACTTCATCTTTAATCCAGTTTTCTAGAATTTCTTTTTTAGTATCTATCATAGATTCTAAATCCTCTTTTGAAACTAATTCTTTTTCTATAACCAAATCAACTATTGAATATAATAATATCTGAGTAGATAATAATTGATTACTCTGTTCTAACATTTTAGAAGTAAGGAAATCATTCAGTTCCTTTTGTGTCTGTGGTAATCCTTCCATAGTTTACATCAAAATATATCCTTTATCAATGTATTTAGATATATGTTTATATTTAATTTGTTCAATATTACCACTAGGGTCTTTCGCCATAACTAATTGATTTCTTTCGTATTGAACTTGTTTTTTAATAGGTTGATTTATGTTTTTATCAGCAATTGTTATACCATCTAATAGGTCAATCATTTGTTGTGCAAAAATACATTCATCTAATCCTTCTCTATCTTTTTCCACATCACCCTTGAACACAACTAATCCCAAATTATCAGTTTGCACTTCAATTGAAAATGCTCTAACTACAATTCTAGATTTACCATTGGTATCAAATTCAGACATTTCCGTAGATTGAAATGCATCATTAGAATATTTTGTGATGTATGGATTAATTAAAAGAAGAGGAGTTTCTGTGTTAAGATAAAATGCTCTGAATGGTAGATTAACACTTCTGGTACAAACTGCTGAAAGTTTTGTGCTACTAGCGTAACGCTTTAATGTTTTTAATATCAATTCCTCATCTGATTTTGTAAAAGGAGTTGATTCAATCTTAGTTAATTTCATATTTTTTATTTGATATTATACAAAGATACTAAAATTATTTTAAATTTACAAATAAATTGATATAGAATTTAAATTTTCCTATGAGTAATCCAATAATTAACTGCGTTTTGGTCGTTAATCCATTTATCCTTATCGTTCCAATCAAAATCAGGTCTAGCGTAATAGGGAAGTATATCTTTGACTACATATGCTCTATTTGGATGCGCAGTAACTTTATCAATCATCCCATCTCCATTGGTATCAATTCCATCAATAGAACCATCTCCATCTAAATCTATACCCCTTATACTAAAATCTTGAGTTAAATTATTTAAATCATAATCCTCTTCTACGACTTTTTTTTTAATTCTTCGTCATATTTCTCTTTTGCTTCAACTAAAGCTTCATTAGGAGGGGTTGGATTCTCTATTTCATTAAAAAACACCTCAGCATCCTTCTCTGATTTCAATATCGGTGTTTCTCCGTAAACCTCATACATAGAAGGTACTTTTTCTTCCTCTCTTTTCATTACTAACCCATTAAATGCGATAATAAGAGCAATTGCGAGTGGGTCAAACACAAAGACAATCAAAAATATGAAGAATTTAACCACATTTTTGAGTTCTATACCAAAAGCATCCGCCACAAACCTAAATCCGCCTACTTCTTTCTCTAAATCGATGTTAGCAATCTTAATTTTGTTGATTTCTTCGGTATTTTTAGCATTAGCCTCCTGTAATTTACCAATTTTATCGTTCAATTTACTGATTTCTCTATCT